AATAATCAAATAAGCAAAAGCACAAAGCGTCTAAGATTGCCGATTTACCTGCGTGGTTAGGTGCAAATAAACCACTTGTCCCATTTAGTTTAGTAAAGTCTACACTATTATTTTCACCGTAACTAAACATATTACTAAACTCAAACTTGATAGGTTTCCATACCACATTTCGAGCTAACTCTGTTGATGGTATTGCTGAGTTTAGGGACTTGTTTATTGCTATTATGGAGTCTATTGTTTCTGGATCTAGATGGAATTGTTGCAAGTAATCTACTAATAAGGTTGTTTGATAGTCTACACTTCGTATATCCAAGCCTTGCATGCTATTTCCTAAGTCTATATCTCCATTGGAAGCAATCTTATCTAAGTTTTGTACTATAACTTCACTATTTCTGTAAACCTTTCTAAGCTCTGATAAAATTCTTTTTATCTGTGCTGCACTGGTGTTGGTTGTTCTCAACCTAACACTCGTTTTAGATGTTATAGGTAGGTTGTCAGGCAGTGCTCCGTCAACGATATCTAATGTAAAGTATCCATACTCGTTTTGAATATCAAAATGCTCTACAGTTCTATCCTTCACATTCACAATAGCATAACCATGTCCTTCAAACGATTCACCAAAATTTTGTTGGACCAAGCTACCAGGATAAAATATTAATGGATCTTGTGGTGAAAGTATTTGGCGTTTGTGGATATCACCCAACAAAACTATATCATGTCCTGCAAATATATCCCAATCCAAACCATGAGACATATTCATACCGCTATCAACCTTGCTGTTTGTTAGGGTTCCATGATACATTCCAATTAAGCAATCACCTGGATCATTAATCTTATCTGCTGTTATGTACTTAGACTTGTCGTCTAGTAATGACATTACGTTTAGTGTAATGTTTCCTATCTTATAATAACCTGAGTCCCTTAAGTAGTATAGATTGTTATAGGTAGCAGCTTCAACTATAGGTGTTAAAGCATCTAACCTATTATTGTTGTTTAGATTTGTGTCGTGGTTTCCACAGATGACGATAGTCGGCACTCTTTCAGCTAACCCTTTAAATAGGTAATTTACCATCTGAATTAGTTCCGGACTCATATCAGTTTTTGCATGCACTATATCACCACCCAAAGTAACTATGGAGTTTGGTGGAAGATTATCAACAGCTTCAAATAGTTTGTTAAAAACAACCTTATATTCCTTATGTCGCTTCCAGTTTCTTATGTGAATGTCAGCGATGTGTAAAATATAATCTACCTGTTTTAAATTACTTTTAATCTTATTTATCATAATAACATTTTTAATTTAACCAAGTCAAACAAATCAACACTAGTTGCTTGTTGACGTAGGTTTACCATACCTACAAACCCAGTTTCAGCCGGATCTTTTTCTTGTATGTTTAGCATCCTTACATCGATGCCACAATTCATAAAATACTCAACTTCTTGTATTGCGTCTGATATAGCATCGGGATCCAATCCTATGTATATAGTCTGTACACGTTGCTCTATTATTTTTTGCTTTAACTTAGGGAGAATTTTTTTACCAAACAACGGTATTGTGTTTCTTTTTGTTGCAATTGCATCAAAGCTTCCTTCAACTAAGGTTATAGGTTGTGTCCAATCTATAAGAGATTCAAACCCTATGATATCCTTACTTACATCAGGATTTTTATGTTTAATACCAGAGTCATAAAAGCTTCTACCAACATAGTAGTTGAGTTGGTAATTCTCATCAAAGCTTGGCACTATTATCATTCCCATATACTCACCTTGCTCACAATAACCTATTTGGTACTTAATGATGTCGTGTTTTGTGAGCTTTCTCTTCTCTGTCAGATACCACATAGCATTTTTAAAATGTGGATTGTTTGGATTGCCTTTCCACATAGGAACATAAGCTTCTGGTAATACTACTCGCTTGACGTCCTCTTTAATCTGTTGGTGTTTTGGAATGTACTCAACTAAGTCCGATACCTTGTCTACAATTGTCTGGCTTGCTTTAGACTTCTTTAGTAGCGTTATTAGGTTATTCCCTTTAGCATTATCAATCCAACAATGCCATCTTTGAGTGTTGAGATTAACTTGTAATTTCTTTTTGTAGTGGTTACAGAACGGACAATAGTAACTAACTTCCCCATTTTTGTGAGGAGTTCCTGTTCCTAAGTGTTGATCTAATAACGCTTTTATTTGAGCCTGCTTTGCATCCATACAGAATACTATACCCAAAAAAGCTTAAAGATACCACTCAGCTGGAATAGTTTTGTCTGCAAATTTGAATCCGTGCTTAATGCACCAATCTGCGTACGTTGTTTTTGAACCTTTGCGCAGTTTTGCTTTTGAATTTTGGAAAACGAATCGAATATCTAAATTAGGATATTGCTCTTTTATAAGAAGATGCTTTTTTCTGTCATCAGTTAAAAATCTTCCTTTAGTTTCTATAAAGATTCCATTAGGTAATTTAAAATCTGGTGTGTAGGTGTGGCTTGTTGCTGGTTTGGTATATTTTATTCTGTGTTGTTCATACTCACCATTTATACCATGAGCATTAAGTTGTTCATTTAGATCATCCTCTAAACCACTTCTAAAGCCATGCTTTTTTGCTACTTGTCTTTTACTATAACCTCTTCTCATATTATGTGTCGTATTTTACTACTAATGTTGTATTTAAGTTTCCTGGTACTTGAATTGGTTGACTAAGTTTTGCTGCTACCAGTAATTGATTGCTGTCGTTGTATAGACCTATCTGTGTTATGTATGGTTTGAATAGTGACTCTGTTGCAAATCCTCTCAGTTTAAACTCACCATTTGTTGGGTCGTAAACTTGTAGAGTTGGATTGTTGCTAAATTCAAATTCACCCGGACTTATGGTACACGTTACTTGCGTTTCAAACAACTTTACAGTTGCTCTATGTTCTACACTCGTAGGTTTGTTGGACCCAGTTGCATTTAAGCATAATGGATTAGTTAAAGTAATAATACCTTGCTTATAGAATACATTACCTACACTTAATGAGTTAGATCCACTTGACCACATTAAAAAGTTTTTATTGTCGTTTGTGAGTGCCTGACTCCAGAATTTTAACTGATCGATGTTAAATTTAGAATTTATACTATTTACAGTATTTCCACCAATGTATATATCACTTTTGTTTGAGCAATTAAAATCTTGTAGTGTATCTGTTAATGTTGATGTTTCGTTGGTTAATGCTCCTTTTGCTTGTAAGGTGTACAAACTACCCGATCTACTTAAAGTAAGGTAAACCCATTCATCTGTTTGCACCTCAACATAGGTTTCTATTGTATTTGCTCCATCACTTTTACTAAACCTAACTCCTGGATATCCTGCTTCATACTCCAAGCTATATGGGTATCGTTTTATAGGATACTGTACTAGTTCACCATTTAAATTAAGACCTTGTTGCTCAGTTGGACTCTTTTTTTCTAAAATTGGTCCATCTTGTGTACCATCTGATGGAATATATATGTACATTCCGATAGAGAAGTCTTGGCTAATAAAGTTGAAGGCTTGGTTTATTTCCGCCGTTGAAGGTGATATTACTATGCTTGAGCTTGGTTCTCCAGTTAAATTAAAGCTGAATCCAAAGCTTGATGTCTGTACAAGTAAATTATTTGCAAAAGTTGTTGTATTATACTTCGATAAAAAGTCGTAGAAGCTAAAACTTTGAGTAATGTTTAAATATTGCAAGCCTTGCTCAGTTTGTAATCTATATAATTGATTGCTTTGTGAGATTGGTGTACCTGTATAAACACTTCCGCTTATTACTAAGTTTCCATTTGCATCATCTATAAGGGTTATTGGTGATGAAAGACCTCTATCTCCTCGACCGTTAGGCATTATCACCTCTACAGATCCTGGTAATATAGACTCACCATATTTCATTTGTGGAATGCTTACTACACCAACCCTGTCATACAATGTTCTTAGTTGATTATTAATGTTCCCTGACCCAAATGTGGCCTTGTTGTTGGAGATAAACTCTCTATAGAATAGATGGTCTATACTATGGTGAACGGCTTGCTTAAGCTTTCCGTCTGTTGTGAAATCGGATTCTTGTACATATGGTGCGACATTTCCTAAGTTTTTTAATTCTCTTTCGTATATGCCTTCGTAGAATGAGTATGCTGGATCTAAATCAGCGTCAGACCCTTTATATCTCTTATAGACTTTAAAAGGAGTTACTGATATGTCCGACTTATCTAAACTTTTGTATATTCCGCTCATCCGTTTAATATAAATATGTTTGATTAAAAAAAGAAACCCTCCAATTACTGGAGGGTCTATCTATGGATGCTATCCAGAGAGGGGATCGTTAGTAATCTAATTTTACTTTTATAAGTGCCTCACGATTGAATGATTTCAATAAAGGCTTACTTAATTTAGCTACAGCCATCAAGCTATTGTTGTTATTATACAATCCAATTGTTGTAATATACACACTTGGATTTCTCAACATTGAGCTATATTTGAAGATACCATTACTTCCTGATACGAATGTAGGGTTATTACTAAAGTTAAATTGTTTATTTGTTATACGTACAAAGTAGTGTGTTGATGATACCTTTTCTTCACTGCGTGCTGAGAAGTAAGCTGAACCTGACAAATAATTAAATGCTTTAATGCTGTTCTGTGCTTGTACTTGCGATGATGCTGTGATTGGCATACCCATAACAACCTTAAGCTTATTTGCGTCAAACACCATAATACCAGCATCGGGATAAAATAAACCCCAAACATAACCACTATTAGTGCCTGAAAATGCTGTTCCACCCGAGCCTGATACAATGTTAAATACGCGACCTGCTTGATTTACTGTCGGATTTTCGTCCGCACCAGAGTTATCAGTGAAGGTCATGTATGATGCTTCGGTTGTACCTAAACGCAATGTCCAGTTTCCTGGATCAATTTTTTGACGGAATCTATTACGAGCAATATTAAATACCATGATATCATCTGGATTTGCTGGTAATGATGATGTTCCAAACGTTGTATCGGTACCAAACGTAAATGTGGTATCTGTTGGTGGTAATAATAAGTTTCTATATTGTGAGTAGATTGCTCTTGTTGGAGTGTCGTTTATATTCTGACCTACCGTGTTTGGATCTCCTACCGAACCACTTCCTGCTTTATGTCCATATGCAATTGCTAATTGAATTTGAGCATTAGAGTCTGCGTTAGGATCTCTATGATAAGCTTGTACCAAGTAGTTACCTGATTGAGATATTTGAGTACTTGATGTGTAGAATCCAATACCAGTTGATCCTCCGTAGCCTCTCGACCAAGGATTCATATTCTCTGACCATAAAGGCTGACTTACTGTTTGTATATCACCTGTTATAATATCGTCTGGTCCAAATGATTTATATACTTCTGCCATGTTGTTTTATTATTGTGTAATGTTTGTATTACTTGACGGATTAATTACACCTACTGTAGTAGATACTGTAGCAGTAACACTGATACTTACTGTTTTAAAACCACCAGTTTCGTTACCAATGATTGTTAGTAATGCATTCTTTGGTGTGGTAAGTGACTTAGGTCTGATTAAGAATTTCGTTCCTACTCGAGTTACCGTTTGCCCTGCTGTTGTTACCGTTCCAACTTCATCATCAACAAAACTTGTTACATTTGCATCTGCTGCTTGTACCGTAGGTGATACTGCACCACCTGGTGCTACTTCAATAGAGCAAACTGTATCATCTGATAAAATTGCTGTGTAGCCCGCTGTACTATTTCCACCAGTTAAATTTAAAGTAGCTGGAGTGATTGTTGAGCTTTCATTAATGTTTGTAAAAGTGATTGATGATGGTGATACACTAATTACTGGAATACCTATTACATCTTTTGGTAAGGTTACCAGTTTATAACGCATCATTTGAGTTTCATCAGGTAGTGCTTCTAAGATTGGCATGTCCTCAATCACTTTACCATAGTAATTAGTACCTAAGGTATGTGCTGGATTCCATAAATCATAATCAACCTCATCGTCTGCCAATGCAAATTTTGTAATGTTCAACTGTCCGCCATTAGCTAGGATTTGTCTGCCTTTATTTGTTAATATGGCATCGACTGTTACAGTTGAGTTATCTAAGTATCCCAATTTGTTTAAATTTTAATGTTAATAATATTTGAATTTTAATTTTTCTTTTTGTGTTTGTTTAGCCTTACCTGAGAGTATGTTATCTATGCTGCTTGGTATAAGGTTGAATTTTGTTGCCGCCTCTTTTATGCTTGCAAACACCTCTCCTGTATTTATACATATTATCGGTGTTGTGTTTTTGCCTAACATGCTCTCCCTCATTCGCTGCTTACGCTGCTCAGTAAATACAGTCTTTGCTCTTGCTTCTTTTAGCTTTGCTCTATGTGCTTGGGTGAAAGGTGCTGTTTTACCACTCTTGTCATTTGTTTTAGTTAGTCGGCAGTTTAACCCGTCTTCAAGCACATTATAAAGCTCTTGAAAATGTCTTTCCCTTTCATTCAAAGACTCTATGTTACATTCTAACAACACTTCGTATGTATGGTTTTCCGGTCCATACTTTAATAGGGATTTATACAACTTTACCTGCCCTTTTGCGCGCAATTTGTGGTAATTGGTCCATCTAAGTGCTATATTAGTGGATTGTCCAATATAAATTCGCCCAGTTGGAGAGGTTATTTTATATATTCCTATCATTTATTATAAATATGTTTAGTTTTTGTTTTATGTGTTTGTTAGGTTATTTCTATTTGTAGGTCTCGCTGTTAATGTGTTAGGAGATGTTTCAAATACGGTAATAACCGGTCCATTATCTATTGTGTCCGGACTATCTATATTATACCCCAAACTTGTCAATTTACAACCGTTATATTTCTGATTTAGTAGACCAACACTACCACCCATTGGTGATAAATGGTAGTCTTGTATTTGCGAATCAATTAACGGTCTTATCTTTAGATTTCTAATTGCAAAGTTTGTTCCAAACGTATTTGCAAATACTGATGGTGAGTAGTTTGTAATTGGAAAAGTGTAGGATGGATCTGGTGGAGTTTCTTCTACAATTCCAAATGCATCGTTTCTAATACCCTGTATGTAAAGATATGAACCATATGCGCGGGTTTGTATTGTGAATTTTTTTCGTGCACGGTATGTTGGACCGTTGGAACCAGTTTCTGGTGTTAGTAGTATATACTCCCAACCTGAGTTTGGTGTATATGGTGGATTTTGTAGTGGTGGAATTGATGTTGACGCTGTTGTTGGTACGTATATAGAATATTCTCTAAAGCTTCCTAAGGCTGTTGGCTGCTCTGTATAGAGTGGTTGGTTTTGCCAAATACCTGGAAAAATTCCTACTGACATCATGTCATATAACGGTCCATCTCCTGCAGCATCTGCAATAACCATTTCTAGTACCGTTTCAAATTCAAATTCAATTTGGTACACTGTTTTAGATCCCCTTACTCCATCATATTCCCAAAAGGCTGGGATTTTTACGTAACTTTCAGTGTGATATTGAGTACCTCCAATAAAGTATAATCCTGATGAGGATGGTAGACCGCCAAAAGGTGCTAAAGACCTTGATGGATTTAATTCAAAAAGGTTTCCACTCTGAGTTACAAATCTAAATCCGTACGTATCATACAAAGCTATATTGCTATACCCCGCTTCACTACCTGTAAAGATGATTCGCGTTGGGATATTCGTAAAACTCAGCGCTCCTCTAAAGATGTCTGTATCGCTTGGATAGTCTTCGTGGAATGTATTGTTTGTAAACACTTCTGATGTTTGACTACCTGTTATATTTGGTTGTATTGGATTCCAATAATCTTCACCAATACTATCCAGTAAAGCAAATCCTTTATTATTTGTTTGTATCCCTTGTTGAGTGAAGTTAATCGTTGAACTGCCAGTTGCGTACCAAGCTTTGAATCGATACTGGGTTCCGTCAATCTTATCACGTCCATAGGATGTTACATTTGCATCAATAGTACCATATGTTGAATTAGGATCTGACGCTTGTTCGGGAATCTCCTGTTGGTTGTACTCGTTCTGTTTTGCAGTTGGTATTACTATCGGTCTATCGATTGTTCCATTAATAGTCTCTGCTTCATACTCTTCACCATAAAACACACCTTCCGGAATTATAACCGGTCTCTCTATTACACCCTCCTCAACATATCCAGGCATATCTCTAAATGGTTCTCTATCTCCATCTTGGATTGCTCCACCAACTGTGTAGTTTTCTGGGATGTCTATTGATAAGCTGTAAAAGGCTGGTTCCTGTGCTGGCTGATTGTATATTTGAACCTTATTACGTCTTAATAAATGGTTCTCGATTACCAATCCTGATTGAAAGTTAGCTCTTGCAGGAACAAACTTTTGTAATATTGTGAATAAGGTAGAGTCGTAGTGTTTTAAAAGTCCTATGTACTTCTGAGCATTGTATCTACCAGTCCATTTCTTAAAATAAAGTCTTTCTAGATTCTCTAAATCCGAGTACGAATTGTTATATATATCAGCTGGTGATCCTATGTAATCATCTATACTGATTCCTCCAAACTGCTCAGCTATATCTCTATTAACCTCCATTGTTGGTGATAGAGCTACCGTTAATCTTGGACTATCGATTGGTGCATCGTCTTGTGCTGATCGTTGTACAGATTTGTTTGGGAAAAGTTGTGTTCCAACCAACCTATTCTCGTTAATTCTAATCTTATTAGATACCGACCTGTTTCCAGCTAAATCTGGCCACTCTAGGTAGTTCGTTTCTTGAATTGGAATCCAGTAGTCTGAAAGTGATCCACTGAAGGAATCAAAATAAACTGCTACTTGTGTACGTTGATCTGGTTGTTGCGATGTTCTGCTACCCGATGTGTAAAGATTTGGTCTGTTTGTATCTGAACCTAAAGCTATTCGGAACTTTAAATCATTAAAACTTGATGTTGTACCAGATTGTACTAAGTCAGTGTTGCCAACGTAGCTTGTTGGAGCTAGAGTGTGATTGTCAATTACACTCTCTTGCAAAGGTAATGACCAAAATCTTAACTCTTGAATATCTCCAGAAAAGTCTACTGCAGATGAGACCGGTAAACCTGGAACAAAAAATGTTCCTTGATTATCCCAACTAGCTGATAATGAGCCACTTGATGCTGGTAATGTAAAACTACCTGAGTAGGTTTCAGTTACCTTTCCGTATGCAGCCTTCTTTATGTATAAAGTATATGTTTGTTGATTATTGTTTGTGGTTTTGTTGATAGCTAGTTGGTTAAATCTTCCATCAAATAATGATGCAGATACAGACATAGAATGTTCACCAATGCTACCACTTATACTAAACACTACGCGCTCTGTTGCACCCTTTTCAATATTAACTTGAAAAGTTACTGCTCCGTTTTGTATCGTCTGTATTAGTGTTTGGCTTTGTGTAACATTACCTAATGGTCTAAAACGCAACTCTAATGCACTCGATCCTGAAAGCCATGTTGTATAAATGTATGGTGTAAGTACACCATAACCTGCTTGACCATAAAGACTTCCTGAATTACCATAAATACCTTTGCTAGCTCCGTTTACACCACCCACTCTTAATGCGTAATAAAACTTCTCAAAGTCAAATTTTGAAGTTGTATCAAACTCAGGTTCTGGTCCTCCATACTCTCTTATTCTTAAGATTGTTTGAGGTATACCAAAACAGTTTATTAACGCTCTGATTCCACGTTCTGTACCTTTTGTTTTTAACAGGTATGGTAAGTTGTTAATGATGCGTTTCCAAGTTTCTTTAGTTAAATCACTTGATGGTGTGCTTAAATTATTATTAAAACTTCCTGTTGCATCAACACCCAATGCATAGCTCCAAAGTTCGTCTAATACATTTCCGTTATTAAGTTCAACTCCAAAATTTCTTGCAATCTCAAACACCAAGTCTTTTGCAAAACCCTCATCCAACTTCTCCTGTCTATCGTACACCTTATTAAAATGTGTTATGTAGGTATAGAAGTTGTCGTAGTACTGACCCAACATCTGAACAAACAATTCCATGTTGCTGTTTGCTGGATCTTCTTTGATATGTTCTGGAATTAATTTTGTTAATGCGTGTGGGTTATTAAAATCGTACAGGCTTGCTGATGCTACTACTCCGTTAAACCAGTTTTCTACTACACTACTTGTTGATGAGTATAGTACATAAGGTTTTGTATTGTTTTGCTTTGGCCAAGTAATATCCAAGAATTCACCTAAGCTACTACTTTCGTAGCTTGATGATTCAAAATACATATATCTTTCAAACGAAGTAAAGGTACCTATTAAAGCTTCTTTCTTTTGTTTGTAAGTTGCCGATTGTGATACAAAATAAAAACTACCACTACTACTACCACTCACAAGACCTGTTAGGCTTGTTGATAGACTAGCTATAACACTATCATAGTGTTCAACCAATTTAACCTTGTAGTCAAAATTTCTTAGCTGTTCTTCTGCACTTCCAAAGTGTACAAAATTTTCAAAATTGCGATGATCAATATTTAATTGTACCCCTTCTAAGAAAGATCCACTAAACACTGAGCGTACCACCTGAGATTTAACATCGGTGTTTAATAAGTTATCCCAACTTTTGTACTGTGTTGTAGGGTTTACATTCTTTTTGCTATACGCATCAAAGTTAGGTCCTTTTATATAAACCAAGTCTGAACCATCTTGACTAGGAATTATACTAACTTTGTCAACTATAGGTGTTGAAACCTCTTGACTAATCCAAGCTTCATCACCTATTTGTATGGTATTTGGTAAAGGTGCTGTTAATCTGAAGATAATGCTAAATGGTGATTCGGCTACAGTTAGCTTGTCTTGTATGTAATCAAAGACTGGGAAGTTGTCTAGTGGTGAGGTATATAAACTTAGACCAGATAACACCTCCTGCTTATTAAGCTCAAAAAAGGTTGATGCAAATAGTTTTGTAAAATCAACAGCTGACCCACTTGGGTTTGGTGATATTATTACTCTCGCTTCTAATCTATCTGCTGATATGTCTTGTATTTCAACTTTGTGACCGTCTGCACTTCCTAAAAAATTTCTTAGTAGTTTTATAGTAACGTTAAAATCACCAGCTAAGAATCGAGCAGACTTTAATACTGATTCTAAATCAACATTAACTAAGTTGCCATCTATAGCAAATGATCCACTTGGAATATTTGTTATGCTGTCTAAATACAAATCAGACGCACTATACACATCTACTTGGATTGTGTCGCTAGGTAGTGCATATACTGAAGGGCTATATGTGCCGAATGGTTTTGGACTATAAACTTGTGCCACTATGTTTTATTATAAATATAAGACTATCTGATTTATTATTGTGTTATATTAACTCCAATAACATCTCTTGCACCTTGATTTGTATTTCCTACAATATTTGCAATACCTTGAGCTGGAATGTTTCGTATTTGGTCTAATGCACTTCCAGTTAAAGGTGCTATTGGTGATGGTGTGTAGGCTTTATAAACAAGCTTTTGAGTACTATTATGTATGTCTTTAAATAAATCAGCTTTTGCTATTGGTAAAACCTGAGTTCTAGGCATTATGTATGTTGGATACACCGGATGCTTTTGTACTTGGTTTGGAAATAACTGTAGTTTTATTTGAGTTATTCCCACTTTAGGATTATTATACGAATATCTTCGCAGATCTGCCGCATGTTCTCCATATATTTCTTCTCTATCCCACACTAAGTTTGTTGTTGAAGGGTAGTTAGGATTTTGATCATAAAATGCTTTTGATGAATGATCATATAAAATAGAGACTGATATTGATCTTGTCTTGCCTGGTACTGTTATGGTTTTATCTACTGCAAACATTGCAGCTGCTCCTTTATCAAATCTATCTACTAAGAATAATTCTAATCCTCTAAAATTTGTAGATCTTAAGCGGATAGCGTCTTGACTCTTTGGATGATTTTGTGAAAGCCACAATCTATTTTGATCTGTTATAATATTACTGCCTGAAACAGATAACTCAAAATACTGCTTTCCAAAGACGAAGAATGGTATGTTTGTTACCTGCTTTGTCAAATCTAATGAAATACTAAACAGAGTACTAAACATTTCTGGAACATAGAATTTTTCCTTTACGGCAAATATGTCTGTTTCATCAGGTCCGTTTATAGTTATAGTGTCTATTATAGATCCTGCAGAATCTAGGCAGTTTACGTTTATTTTAATTTTATCTTGTACAATTGGATTAATATCTACTTGTTTGATTTGCTTTGTTTGTATATCTGCTCGCAGTGCATTAAGAATGCTACCTTCTTGAGTTAGAATACTATCCAATTGTAAACTGTCTAAAAGATATGTAGTTGGAATTGTTGTAGTTGTATTATCTTGATAAGTTATTTTATACTCGTATTTAGATATTCCTATACCAACATAAGCAAATAACTGACAGACTACCTTTGATACACCTGGTACATTTCCATCCACTAAACTAGATGCTTCAGATATGTCTATTGTTTGGTTCATTGAAGCTTGACGCTTTCCTCCAAATTTGTTAAACCTAATCCCATCTCTTGTAAAGTATGTATCTGTTAAACCTAAAGATGAAAGAAGGTTTCCAGGCTTGTTTTGGTTATTGTTAAATGCATCT